CTCGAGGAGTGCCCCCCAGAAAACCCAAGAAAAATGCGACCCGGGATTGAAAAGGGAGGCCTTTCTGCATATAATCTTATTGCCCTCAGGCGGGGTCGTAGTTCAATTGGTGGGCTATTCAAGCTATCTTATTTCCTCCGTATCCTATTTAATATCAAAAGATTATCATTTTCACGATATTTCACTAAATATCAAAAAGACTTAGAAAAAACGGCCTAACAGTCAATCTTTGGTCAATATGGTCATAGTATAACTTTGCATGCTTTATTTTGAAATATGTTTTCTTAAAACAGAGCTGGTCTTGTTTTGGGCACACTATTTTTTACTGAAAAGACATTCGAGAAATCCCAGGATATTCCAGTTCTTAAGTTTACGGCCTTTGATAAACTTCTCATAGCATGAAGGATCTTTGTGCTTCTCAGCGCAGGTCTTTGTCGGCTCCTCGCCGGGAAGATAAAGGCGTTTCTCACGCGGGCAGGAGTCGTTCGGCAAAAGCCCGGTTGTCTTGCAGACCTCGACTTCTCGTGGCGTCGGCTGAGGGGGCGGAGTAGGAATTGTTCCGAAGACTTCGGCAAAGCTCTTTACTAAACTAAAGTCCATCTTATCAACATCATTCCACTTTTTCAAATCGACAACACATTCTTTGGGCGGGTGTTCATACCCGATATATCTATCTTCGTAGGTACTTATCTTTTCCGCGATTTGTTTCGCCTGTTCATTACTTGGTCCGCGTTCGCCTTTAAGGTTTGCTAAGCCATCGCCTTCCCACCCTCCATCTCCCGAAATAAGGATTTTGCAATTAGAATCAAATCCTTCATTTAGCCTTTCTATGGAAAGTGGGAGTCGATCAGGTTTCTCTACCCCGTGAAAACTATAAATGCCTACTTGTTTTGACCACTCATTGGCATAGGTTTCCAATGATGAGGATAACAACTTTTCTTTAGGAACCCCAAGTGAAATCAATGTATCGGCTGCCCACTTATTCCATGCAATTAATTTATTAATCTCCTCCGGCTTGTTCAGCTCATCCGGGTGCATTGTAGTAGCTTCATTAATGATTTCAAGACAATAGTTAACTCCGATACTATTCAACTCATTTATTACTTGCTCAAACCATTTCTTATGCCAGTAAGACATAGCTCGATCTTCTGACTCCCAGGAAGCGGGAAGCCCATAAAATCCCCCAGGAGTATTAGCATCATAAGTATCGGGATTAACTTTCTGGATACAGGCGATGAACGGATAAATATCGCGATTTACCCTCAAACTACAATGGTCATGTAATACGCCATAAGCGGTCAGACCATATTGTTTAATCAATTTATGAATATATCTAAATTTTTCCCACCAATCTGGATTCAATTGAGTAAGATCAAAAAACGGCAGGTTCTGCCCATACGCTGTATTCCAGGTGCGATATGTTACATACGGCTGTGGTGGATTAAAGTCCATGCCATAGCAATACATATAAAATAGCCGGATACCAGTAGCGCCATTCCAATAGGCCTGGTCAACATATTTTTCTAAATTACCAGATACATTTAAAATGTCATAAGGGCCAATGACTAATTCTTTTTCGTTAGTTTTTGTTGATATGATGTCCTCCTAAAGTTGAACCATCTCCACCATTCAGTTATGAAGCTTGTGTAAACTCAACGTACCACCAAGCACTGCTTGACCTCACAATAAGCCAAAGCGAGCCGTCAGAATCCTGAACGAGAGCCGTGAATCCATCAGGGACAGAGCCGAAAAGCGTGTTAAGCTCGCTTGCCGTCGGAGGGGCGCTCACATTCGCCGACTCTATGTCGAGTCTGATATGGCCGCCAAAACTGAGGCCATCTTCTGATGCGTTGACAACGACCAGGCGCCGGCCAGCGCCTGTATAGTCACTCGGCGTATCAGGAAGCGAAACGAATGTTGGCGTGGTCTCCGTCTGTGTCTGAGCAGACAGCAATCTTAGTTGATACAGACGGCGTTCGAGTGACCGAGCCCACTCTTCGAACTGCGCCTTTGTGACGAATTTTTCACCTACCGCCATATCACATTCCCTTAATATGTCTGCTCATCCAGCACCGCCTCAATCGTCATAGATCCCGTGAGCGGATTCTGCTTGATCGAGAGGATCCGGAATAGAACCCCATTGAGCATACCGCCGGGCGCGTCGGCTCTCTGGCGTGTGACCTTGATTTTCTGCCACGGAATCAGGCCAAAGCCCTTCCCAGCAGCTACAGAGAACTCGATCACCCTCTGCGGCGCCTCGACGAGCTCTCGGTATTCGTTAGCACATGCTTGGGCATCTGAGCCAGCTTTGAGGAAGGTTTCTGTTTCGAGCGTCCTCTGCACGCGATAGCAATATTGCGCGGCCTCCGATATAGCCTCCCTCACCTGCCATTCGTTGGTCGATGGATCCTCTACATATTTGATTTTTACTTTTTGATAGACCGAGCTCCAAAGACGTCGGCAGCGGCGGAAGATCAAAAAGTCCTCATCCCTGAAATGGATGGTCCCGCTCGGTTCTCCGGCCTCCGCATACAGGGTCGTGAATTTCCAATCTAAGGTCGGCAGGAACTTGAAGAACTGCCCAGCCTCAAGTTTATCAAGGAATTCGCGGTACTGTATCTCCTCATTCAACCAGATCGAGAGCGGTTCCATCCGCGCAGCCTTGAGCGCCGCCAGAGCTGCCGCGTCGAGCGCGCCCTCAGAACCCCCCATGATCGTAACGTAGCTATCGTTGAGGATATCTGCCACATTCTCCATCAATGAATTATCGGCGTTTTTCACCGATTTAAGATCAACGCTAATATCTCCCCCCACGGCCCGCTGCGGGAAATATGCGTTACAATTCAGCGGATAGTCCTCCATGCGGTAAGATTTCGATCCAATCTGCGTTCTGGTTTCAGTAGTAGATTCCCCCGCCGCATCAAACTTTATGCGTGATGTACCACAAAGCGTCCTAATCTCCGCAGCGCCGGATCCAGAGCTTGATTCATGCCAAATTTTGAGGACCAATCTATCAGAAGTCGCAAGCGATTGCTCAGAGAGATTTACGTCAAAATATTTTACTTGGTAACCTGTACCGACTGTTTGATAAGTGCCTGTTTGCAATTCTGTTTCTGTTCCTCCAGAATCTCTCTTATAGAGTCTCCATCGCCAAGTTATAGTGTCGTCTGTATAGCCAGTCCAAACATAATGCTCTACCACCCAAGTCTTCGTAGTTGCTTGAATTCCCGTGATATTTGGATCGCCGGAGTTAGTTGCCCACGCAGCAGCCAGATTTCCTGGAGCATCTGCTCTCCAGGCTCGATCGATACCATCCCAAGCCGTTGCTAAACGCCAATAACCACCAATATCAGATTCAGGGCCAGTTATGTATCGAATTCTTTCTGCTGGCTTAGAAGAACTAAAGACAACTCCCCGCGTTATGCGACCCGCTGGAGGATTGCCCACAGGCCCTCCATAGTTAATCCGCGGGTCGACAGCTATTTGATAGAGATACCAAGGCCCGCCTGTTGGCGGCGTAGTAAATGATTGAGCTAGGCGCGTCCGTGCCAGAGAGTCGCGGAGATGGGCGTCCATGTTCCACCCTCCCCAATCGACATTGCCGTTATCAATTAAAATATATGGCGACCCCCCCAGAGAATCTTTCACATAGATGATGAAGAATAAATCTGCATCCACTGGAGTCCAAATTCCAGCCTCATTTATGTCATACCGTTGGCCACCCGGATAGAAGCTAAATGATTTCTGAGCAAATCGGAGATAGTCTGTGCCGTTTATTGGATAGTCCGACTCGAGCACGAAGTAATAAGTCTTGTTAGCCTCAAGGATGGGCGTACCTCTAATTGTGATCTCTGCATTAGCAAGGTCAACCTCATAGTCAAGGTCAGCAGAGAGAACATCTTCTCCACTTTTCACCTGATCAACTGACTTGATGGCGCGGCCGTAGTTATCCATCAATTTAAACTTCATCTGGGTCGTGTCAATGCAGACCGGCTTGATGTTTTTAATTTCCCCCCATCCGATTGGGATCGGTCGACCCTCAGCGTTTGGATCGAGGTTTGGGTAATCTGCCGTCCAAAACTTCCGTCTGGGCAACTTTACGTACAGCATCTCTACTCCCTTTCCGAGTTCCGGCGGCGGCGGTGGCTCAACATACTCCACGACCGCTGTGTGATCTGCCCCCATCGTGACCACAATCGGATTGCCCGAGACAGGCGTGCCATCAACCTTCCATGTCGAGAATACCAGGTCCCCGAAAGTCTCCGGAGCGGTGAGCGATACATCCGTGTCTTTCTCGTAATCGCGGGTGAACTCGGTCGTCCCGTTGCCTTGACCGTTGATATCAGAAGGGCTAACGGTGATTGAAACGCCTGAGCTTGGCATCGACTGGACGGTGAGAACAGGGAAGTACTTGTAGCCGATTCCCGGACATCGGCCATATTCCATGTCGCCGATATAAGTGCCGGCATATGGAACACGGCCATATTCCATGTCCCCGACATTTTTTCCCTTATCAGCCACACTCGCTCACTCCACCATGAGATCGTCGAAATAAGCAAGACGAGCAGAAAGTTGAGCATAGTCCCTACGACCGTAGTTGACCAACTTCCCAAGGTAGATTTTCTTCTCAGCCGTAAACGCAGCAACTATCTGCTCCCAGTCGCCACTTCCAGATGGCTCAGCCGTCGCTACTCGCTGTCCGCAGTGAATGTCCCACACTTCCAGACGTGGGTCGGCGTCTTCGCCGAACTTCACCCACACAGAGACGTTTCTGCTGCCTGCATCACACCCCATCCAAAAACTGTAGACCCCTCCAGGCCCCACTCTGAGGCAGTTTCCAGTCCTACCACCTGCAGTCATCTGCCATCGAAAGCATTGAATACCGCCGTAATCAGCATTGAGCACAAAGCCTCTGTCTGCATCTGAAATTTCATATGTACCCCAAAAGCCGTTGTAGTTTGCCACCTTATCCCTTCTCGACTAAACAATAAGCCCCGCCCTTCCCCATAAAAATCCAATCAATCCCTGCGACAGTGATGATGTCTCCATTACTCAAGCCGTCTGCGTTGCAGTGCATCCAGGTTACTCCCTCAATAACTCCCATTAGATTTCCGGTAATCGCATTAAAGACTGGATGTTCTGTTACCAAATATGTGCCTGCGATTGTCTTTAAATGAAAAATCGGAAGGGAGGGATTATAGTAAGCATTTGGCCTGATCTCTCTGCCAACATTTGCCAATTCATCAAATAAACTCCGCCAGACAGTGTTATTCGCTTGATCAGCTCTACCAAGTGGATTTTGGGTCGAGCCGCCCGAATCATTGCAGATAATACAGGGCATGTTTTTCGTGAGATCGAACCGCTTTAACTGGCCGACGTAAACCGCTGAATACGTGCTGAACTCGCAATAGATGAACCGGTGGTCTCGAACTGATAGCCCCCATCCGCCTGCCACCTTAAAAATTCTAAGGGTATAAGTGCCGTGCAGCGTATAACTTGAGCCGACCCCCACATGTGTGGCCGGATTCCAGCCTTCCCATAACTCCACGATGGCGTACCCGGCATAGTTATCATCGACCTTGACGCAATAATCTACGTTTGCGCCCGCATCGTAGTTCCGATAAACTTTACAGTTTGTGCCAGCCGCCGCATCATAGATTGACCACCTTGGATTGATCGGCAGCTTGGCGTCTAGAACCGTAAGCAGTTCCCCCGCCCCATTTGTCAGCATCGTTCCTTCATACCACGCCATTGTTGCCTCCTAAATCACGCACCGGCGTAAGTCTTCGACGGAGAGTACTACCTCCTCGTCTGTCCATTCCAGATCGCCCGTCCACTGATTCATGAAGACAATGAAGTCGCCTTCGGCACCTCCATCCTCGCCGACCCGGCCAATGAGCTTCTTTGCCTCCCAGATGTAGTCTGAGAATTCCTCGTCGAAGAAGCCATCGGCATTGATAAGTGCAACAGCGCTAAACGTCTGCTGTGTGCCGCCCTCATGATAGCCTGCCGTACTATATGAAATCTCTGAAATTGAATCTTCTTTTAACCGCGGCAAATACAATTTCCCCCCGAATACATAGGGCTGCGCGGCAAACCTCATCCAGATATAACTCAGGATGATATAGCTTCCTCCACCCGGGTTGTTCGAGCCGGATGTGTGGATGTAGAGCCGTTTATTTGCCGAGTCCCAGAACCAGGAGCCGGCATTGGTATTGCAAAGTTCGAGCGTCGCCCGCTCCGTGTATTCTTCGCCATTTTCTTCAACACGACTTGGTTTTCCCTCACGCTCGATATTTGCAACAACGTTTGTGTGGCTGATCCACCAGCAGTTTGTGTAGGTTGCGTCCTGTATCCATGTATCCGTATCAATGCGATGACCTTTCTCGACTTCGATCAGGATGATTAATTTCTTCTGTGCGCCGTCAGAAAATGACATTACAATTCCTCACGGAGGCTTAAATCCAATTGATATGTTTTTCCCCCAAACACATGTTTGAGTTCCCAATCTGAAAGCGAATGGACATAATAAGTCGAATTAACAGGATCCGATGGATTAATCGTAATGAAGAAAGCCTTTTTTCTTGCGACGGTTTTCCCGATTGTATCAAATGTGGCATCATCTGGCGTCAAGATACTCGGGAAGCTAAGGTCAAAGCGATAATAGACATCTTTCTCGTTCGCAAACGCCTGACCGCCAGATGAGTATTCAATGTCAGAAAAATCCACGATCGCTCTCTTCCAATCCTTATGAAAATTACGAGATGGCTCGAAAAACCCGCCGAGGAAAGGCCGTCCGCCTCTGAGATAGCCATCTGGGTTCCCGGCGTCTTGAACCCATAATCTCCACCATTGATAGGTCTTTACTGAGGAGAAATACTTTACGAGCTTGAAAGTTGACCATGTTAGCGTCTCTTCAAATGCGGGCGCGTCCCAGAGATCAGAAGAATTCGCCTGAATTTTGATTGTCGCTCCGCTCTGAAAGTTATGATACCAGAACAAAAACGCATAAATATCCTTCGCTTCCCCAAGATTCCACTTCCACCACTCCGAAGTGACGCCCGTTGTCCGATGATGAATCTTGTATCTGCGATCTTTCAGATTCACGGCCGGAAAATCAGCCGATTCGGATGAGACGGTGAGCGTCGCCGCGTCGGCCAAATTATCCCACAAGAAACGAATCGCCATTATGCTCCGCCTACTGACGTAATCGGGATCTTCCAATTCCCTCGATCATATTGTTTTTTGACGTACTCAATCTTCTCCTGAATGAAATCGATCAGATACCCATCGTCATGTTTGATGACGACCGGCTTGATGTAGACTTGAGTTTCGATATTTGAGACGATCGATGTCTCGCCCCTTGCCGCCTGGACAGATGGAGTATTCGGAGGTGTTATTCTCACATATTCCCCTGGATGGGTGAGGAAAAGTGTCTGGCGCGCGACTTGGCCCTCAAATCCTGTCTGCGCTGATGTCACACTAGAAAGCGAGCTGCGGATCGCGTCGAGGTGCTCCACCATGCGTTCCATTAGACTGGAATGGTAATCCTGCTGCTCGATGAGCCGGTTCTTCCCTAGGCAAAGCTCAGTCATCCAATTGGTATATTCATTGGCCAGGCGATTTGAGATAATTTGAGTATTTTCCCATATTGGTTTTAGCCAATATGTGATCTCGCCGTATCCTTTGCCTCCCCCGATAATATTGCCCAAGACGGTCCCTAAAAACGATCCGACTGCAGCGCCGAGGCCTGTCCATAGACCGCTAATTGCTCCGCTGGCCCCTTTTGTGATGTCTGTTACCGCCCCAACCGCCGACTTAGCCGCGCTTTCCATTGTGTCAGTGGCCGACTTGAAGATGCTGGAGAAAAGATCTTTGAACTTTTTAAGAATTTCTCCCGCCACCATCTCGCCGATCATCCGGAAGAACGAAGCCTTAATGTTGTCAAAGAGGGAGTTGAAAAAGTCCTTTAGCGTGAGCCCGCCCTCAAGATACTTCTGGATCGTATTTCCCCAGCCTGTTGCTATATCGTTATAAAGGCCATCGAAATAGTTTTTTGTATCCGCTGTCGCCGTCTGGGCAGCTGTAGAAAATTCGGGCCATTTCGGAATCATGATTCCCATCGTCGCCAGGAATTCAGCGCGGATATTCCAAAGAAATTGTAGAATCGTATTTTCGGAGACCATCGCCTGATCGGCGATATCTTTTAGAGCGTTCTCAAAATCCCATGCGCCGACTGCCGTATCATGGAATTCCGATGGGGCTTTCTGGATAATGTCCATAAGATTGCGCGCGGGAGGCAGGGTAAATTCGTAAGATCTGCAAAGATCATCGATTTTTTTCTTTAGTTCTTCGGTTATCGGCGCTGCCTTTTTGAATTCATCGATGATTTCGATCTTGGTCGGCAGGCCATATAATTGCGCTTTCGTCTCTTCAATGGCCTTTTTAATTTTATTCTGTGAATCTATGGGAAGGGATTTTCCATATGTCTCCCAAAAGGTGGTCAGTTTATCCATGCGATCTTTTAATTCATCTTGAGTAGTAACGGTAAGTCCGGTTTCTTCTTTAAATCTCCTGACTGCCTCTTTGATGTCCAGTATTTTTGGAGGAGCTGTTTCTCCAATTTTGAGAAATTCCGCGATCTTATTGACCCACGATTCGATGGTTGATTTATTAGCCACAAGAGCATCATCGAGCGCTCTCATCTCTTTCGTATAGCGTGCCCAATTCTCTGGCCCTTTCTTGGCTTCTTCATCTATGTCCTTAAGAGGAACTACGAGAACCTGCAGAGAATCATGGAATTCTTGAACTTTTTTCTTTCCTTCTTCTGTTGCCCTTTTTATCTCATCCATCGCCTCTTTATATATTTTGCTTCCCACTTTGCCGATAGACGGAAGCTTATCAGCAAGATCGACGACAGCCTTTATGGCGGTGTAAAGACCCTCAAAAATTTTGATAAGATTTGACACGGAGACACTGAGGGATTCGACCCATTCTTCAAGCTTCCCGCTTTCTATTAAATCGACAATGCCGCTTTTGATCTTATCGATGAGATCGCGAACGTTTTTATTCTCAGTGATAGCGCGGCCGACAGCCTCTTTAACTTCATCCCACATATTCTTGAGCTGCGAGAGGGAGCCGGAGAAGGTATCCGTCTCGCCTTTGGCGCGTTGATACCACTTAGCCATTTCTTGCATGACAAAAGCGTGCTTTTCTTCTTCCGTTTTCAGGTCTTTCAATTGGGGAAGATATCTGCCCAGGAGCTCATAGTTTCCGGCCATCGCCTTGGCGACAGAGGTGGCCGCGCTCTGGAGATCGATCTTGAATACAGAGGCCATCCCGATTGCGCTTTCGGTAGCCCTTTTCAGGCCGTTTTCATCGAGGTCCGACAATTGAGCGATCAAGGCAGAAGCCGATAGCACGGCGTCGTCGGTATAAATGGTCTCTTCCTGAATGCGGTTCGCGAATTCCTTAAATTTTGGGAGGAGATCCTCGACATTGCGGCCAGTAGTAAAGAAGGCATCGGCAAGATTCCGCTCGGCGAGTTCCTGCTGGGCAGATGCGGCTATCGCATCTTTCATGAAATCAGTGACAGCGCCAACTGCCTTCTTCAGCGCATCCGCGGCAATTTGTCCAACTGCGAATTGCTTCCACAGGCCGCTTAGACCTATCCCGGCGCCGCCCCCTTTTTTATCTAATTCCTCAAGACCGCCGGAGACTTCCTTAAGGTCTTTCGGCGCGCCGTGGGTGTTGGCATAGACGTCGATGTTTACATTAGGCATTTTCTCTCTTCATCTTCTCCCGCCAAATATCCATGCTTGCCAAATAAATCAGATTCAATTTGTGAAGAAAAAGCGTCGCCTCATCCGTTTCAAACTCGAGGCCCTGGAAGAATAAAGCCGAAAGCCCGTAATCCTTGGCGAAGAGAGTGCAATAATGACTGAACCATAAAAAGCAAAATTCATCATGCTCCGTTAGCTCCGGCGGATCCTGAGAAGGATGCCCTCCGCTGCCTATCTCGCCCGGATCCGCGATTCCTTCCCAATCTTTCCTCCATGCGAGATAGGCCTCTAATTTTTTGAGAAGTTTTTTGCATCCGTCAAAAATCCCGCCAACGTAACCCAGAAGAAATTGAACTTCGCTTCAGGCTGCTGCGACTCGACTTTAGGCTCCAGGTCCTCGCCTTGCGCTTCGACCGCCTCTTCGACGAGATTCCAAAGAAGCGGTTCAAGGAAATAACGTTTGTTCTCGTCATCGCAAGGAATAGGCTCTCCGTTCTTCATGAGATCCCAGTCCACAACATTCCTGAGGATGAGGGCGATGGCCCCATCCACAAGGCGTTCGAACATCTCCGATTCTTTGAAATCTTGTTTTTTCTGCTTCTCTGTTCTTCTCGCGTAATAGTAAAAGATCTCGCGCAGGATCGATGAGCGGAATGCCGGCTTGAGCTTGAGCTTGATGACAGGCGGATCCAGAAGATCTGTCCTGAGCTTGAATTCAGCCCAGACCTCAGCAGTTGGGATTTTCTCTATCTTTACTTCGGCCAAGATAAAACCTCCTTAAGGTAATATCGGCCAGGGCCTTGAAAGGCCCGGTCTTACGCTAAGTAGTCTGTCGTCGCCTTGTTAATGAGCTCGATATAGGGCCTCACGTAGCTCATCTCTGTCGGCGCAACGGCGGCCTCTTCCGCGACCAACGTGATTTCGGCCGGCACGACCTCATTGTCAGCGTAGGTCGGGGGATCCGGAGAGAACTTCAAGCGCGGGAAGTAGAAGGCGAGGTCATAGTAATAGGTCGATTCGATTAGTTTTCCCGTGAATTTGGCGAGGAGCTTCTGCGGCGTCTCGGCGGTGAATTTCTGGAAGAACGCGGTATTGATGCTGCTTGCCCTTGGGAAGCTCAGCTTTACTGTGACCTGTGGGAGGTCGGTCTCCAGAGGCTCCAGGATGTAATCCTGGCCTGCTGGCGGGACCGCATCCAGCGTCCGGGAAATGGAGATCGTGAGCCCATTGATAACGAGCGGCGTCTCTGAGGCCAAATCGCCCCCGCTCTCGTCGTTCATCTTGACTTGGAGCTCCGAGAATTTCACTCGGTTATAACGGTCCGGATAAGTGAGGGCATCCATCTGCGTCGCAGTATTGACTGTTGAATCATCGATGAGCTTGTTTCCCCTTAAAGAAAGGGATGCTTGAAGCAATCCATCGGCGATGGAGAATTCCACTGCATAAGGCTTCGCCGAGGCGATTTCGTGAATCTTGCCGGGGATCTCTTTCGCGTAGGTTGCGAAAAGTCCCTCGATCGTGTCTTTGAACTGGAAGATGTGCTTATATGCTGTCGTGCCTTGTGGTGTCGGGGCCCCAGCTGTCCCGTAGATCATGGCGAGGAGCGTCCCGATTCTCCCCGGATCATAGCGCATAAAGAAGCTGAGAGCGAAATCGACTGGATCGATCGGCCCTAAATCGCCAGTTCTTACAAATGGCGTATCATGTTCTTTGGCCGGGCTATAAGGCTGTTTCCTTGTTGGGCTGCCGTCGCTCACGATGAGAAGGCCGTCTCCAGCCCCCAGGGCGACAGCAGTTCCCCAGGCCGAGCCTTTTTTCGCGCCAGCCGCGAGTAATCTTCTTTCGGGTGTCGTGGGTGTGGCCATTTTTTACTCTCCTATACCAGTTTTCTTTTCGGGCTTCCCGGAAACAGACCTTGCCGCTCCCGTGCGGATCCATTCCTCAACCACATGTGATGGAAAGGCGGCGGCATCATATTCCTTTCCTTTCTCGAGCATTACCGAGCCTCTCCGCGGGAAGGTCGTATCAAGAAGCCAAATGAATTTTTTTATAGTAGCCATGTTTTCCTCCGTCTTAGATTGGCGATATATCCTTCAAATAATCGGCCGTGAAGGCAAGCTTTGAGATGAGAAAATTCTCCAAATACTTCTGCGTCGATTGTTCTCGGTCCATCATAAGCAGGGGATCGGAGGAGAGCGTCCGAAGCGTCGCATCATTTATGAGGGCCCTCTCGACTATCTCCTGATCATCGATCACCGTTTTCCAGGCGGCCAGGGGATCCCTATGGAGTTTATAGGCGATCCAAATTGAGATCTCATCCTTCGGGTTGCCGACGTTTCCGCGATAATATCGATTCTCCACAGTTCTGGCCTCGATGCGGAAGGCCTTATCGATGAGAGATTCCGGAACGCGCTCGAAATCGAAGACATCCTTGCTTTTCTTAAACCCGAGCGAGACCATCTTGTTCTCAATCGCCGTGACAATGTCTTTCAGAGCGCCCATCCGTGCTTATCTCTCAAGTGTGATCTGACCCAGGGACGCCATTTTCTCGTCTTCATCGATAAGCATATCTTCATCTCGGTCATACTTGATCACGAGCTTATCGAAGCGTTCCCTGTACCGGTCTTTCATCTCCTGATATCTCTTCCACCAAATATCTTCCTCACTTTTGGCAAACTCGAAGAAAATGAGCTCGAATGCCTTGATGATCAGAAGCTCCCGGATCTGCATGCCGTCGATGAGCATCGCCGGCCGTCGGCCTTTGTCCTTGATGTCCCGTTTGATGATTCTGAAAGCCTCCTGGATCTGCTTATCGTAGTTCGTCTCATCCGCCCATATCTCTTCGGCCAGCTGCGGGAAATAGTTTTTGAGATCCTCATCGACCACAGTCGGCTTGATCTTCGAGAGAACAACGTCAAAATGGAACACGGCCTTCGAAGTCACGGAGTTCACGATATAGCTAATTTCAATAATCGCGTTTTCCCAGAGTGTCGATGTTTTCTCCGCCGCAAGGGTATAGGTCATGGTGCCGGCCAGGTCGATCGACATGCTTTGAGCCGAGACTAAGGCCGCGGCGTTCGGATCCTTTACGGTGATGGAAGCGGAAGAGGGCACGAGCTGCGTGCCTTCCTCGTAAGCTTTGACTTCGATCGGATAAGACAGTCCCTTTACGGCCTGATCTTCCGTAAGGATTTCAACTTTCATTTTTTAGGTCTCCGGCGTCGATCCTTCGATTTCCCGGGTGGGGAAAGAACGGAAGGGGCCGCCTCTGCGACCCCCTCTTTCTTTTCTGCCCGCTTGAGAACTTGATAATCCAATACTGTCGTTCCGCCCTTATTCAGCTTTTCATGGATTTCGATTTCTTTTTCCTCGCAGCCATCCAAAAGAAAAGCTCTGCAGCCCAGAACTTTGACGAGTCCATGAGCGTATGACAGCGAACTTGTAGTCCCCGCACCGTTTGAAAAATCGACACCTCCGGCCGTCCCCTTAAAATCCAGGCTTGGATGTTTAAGGCGAAACAGCAACATCGTCAACCTCCGTCAAGGTTTGCAAACCCCGACTTCATAGGTGAAGCTCGGCGTTGTCCCGGCGATCGTCGAGGCATAACGGATGTACTTCTTCGTGAACTTGGCGTAGACAGTATAAACGCCAACTGCGGTGATCTGCGGAGCCTTGACGACTGCCGCATAGCCCGAGCCAAGCGACGCGCTCTCCTCGAAGGCAAGATCAAGCGTCGGAGTCGTACCGCTTTTAGCCGTGACATGGATGACGATCTGAACAATATCGGTGGGGCCGAGGGCCTGGCCGGTTCCGTTTGTGCTTGACGTCTCCGCGCCGCTTTCTTTGAGCAGCGCAAGCTCATCTCGTTGATAGATTGATTCAGTCATTGTCATATCTCCTTATAAAACCCCGGACGCCTTCTTGATTCCGGCCATCCTGGCCGCGCAACGCGGGTGAAAGAGCGCAATGCCGACATCCCAGTCAAAACGATAGGTCAACTTCGTCGCGCTCAGCTCTCCCAAGTCCTTGGCATCGGGTGCCGCCGTTTGAATTCCCACAAGGCGGTTCTCCCCGAACTTGAGCGCATAGATTGAACCGCAGGTGTCCGAGCCGACGGTCTCGTCAATGTCCAGGATGACGTTGTTCAGGTTGTCCTTGTCCAGAATGCCGATTTCGATTCCGTCGAAGGTCGGGACCCGGGTCCCGAAATAGTTGGGATCGGTGAACCCGAAAATCGTCGAGCCCTTGAAAAGGTTTTTGAGCTGTCGGTACATCGCTTTGCCCATCAATAGCAAATCCGGCTTTTCGTCTACCGCATCGATCACGCGGTCAACCACGTTCTCAGAGAGGACCGCGCCTGCGGAGCCCGCGCCGTCGGCATAGAGCAACTGGTTTCCGGTTAGCCGTTTGTTGAGCCCGTAAAATTGAGCTGGATAGGTGGACTCGTCGCCGTCAATGAACATGGCGTCAAAATATCTCGCGGCCGCCTTGACCTTCTGCTCGATATCGAGCTTGCGCCGATCATCCCCAAAACGCCGGATGAGCGCAATGTCGGTCTCGATAGTGCCGCCGAGAATCTTGACCTTCTCAGTCAAAGGATTGATGACTCCAGAGCCCGCCGTGTAAGTCGCGTTCACGTTCCGGAAGGCGATTCCAGGAAGAGTGTCTTCCTGAAGATATTCAATCGCCCCGCCCTTAACGTCCATAAAGGCTAACTTGCCCAGGACGGGCGAGCCGGAAGCAAACGTTTCCACAACTGAGCGCAGGAAATCATTGTCAATTCCCTTCGCGTATTCAATGAGTGTAATAGCAGCCAATTTTCCTCCTTTGAAGCGATAATCTTATTTGATTTCGCTTCGCATCATTCTCTCGTGAGGAGTTAGTTTCTCCTCTTTTCCCTGCCCGCGGAGACCTGGTTTCTGAGCTGGAGGTAGTGGCGCTCCCTCTTTCTTCTCGAAGAGATAAGACTTCGCGGCCTTTAGGGCCTCAATAGCCTCTTTGGCGCCCTGGACATTCCAGTTATTATCAACTTTGACTTGGCTTGCGTCTGCAAGCTTTACGCCGTCAGCATCGACAATGCCGAGTTTTACGGCCTCAGTCATGAGCGCAAGTTCGACGAGCTTCGTCTTGAATCTTGCCTCTGCCTCGGCCTTCTCCCTCTGGGCGGTCTCCGCCAATTCCTTAAACTTTCCCTGCTCTTTTAGGGCGGCCTCATCGGCCTCCTTCTTCTTCTGCTCGATCGCTTCGAGCTTGAGACGATATTGTTTCGCCTCATCATTTGCAGCGCGCTTCGCTGCGAGCAAGGCCTGGACCGCATCTGGGTCCTTCATGAGCTCGGCGAGCTTGGGGTCGATTTGATCTTTCTGATCCTTATCGTCCTTCTTGTCGCCTTCTTTTTTGGAATCGTCTTGATCCTTTTTCTCAAGAGTCATGCTTGACCTCCGTTTATTTTTTCCCCGTCGTGGGGAGAATCGGCCTTATCGCGCCATAGAACTCCTTTACAATCTTGATGAGTTCTTTATGATTAAAAATAAAAAGATCGTTATCCTTATTTGGATAGCATTCGAATCGGTGATTTCCCATTGCGAGTATCGCTTCAAAAATCTCGTGAAGGAGCCAGATCATACGCTCTTCTTCGGACTTATGGGGCCCGATCCGGATCTCGCCGGGACTGCTTGTCCAGCTGCCGCCATCTATAGACTTATCCGAAATGACCGGCCACGGCCGGCCTCCGATGACGACACTGGTTGGCAGTTTCACTATCTCTTCCTCCCACTCATAGGTTATCTTCCTTTCCTGCCGCAAATATGAATGTGCTTGTAAGCCTCATACTTGCGCTTAGCCGTTTTTGATTTGAAAACTTTAGCCTTTTTTCTTTTAGCCATTCTTAAACCCCTTAAATCTTATTTTCATTTTTGCCATGTCCTTGCCCCCCTGGCCAGCTCCTTTATCGGGTCGTTGTAATGCTTCTTCACAAGCTCGCTAATTCCCGCCTGGGAAATGTTCATGAACTCGCGCTGCGGCTGTTTTCCGGTTCCGGTCGTATGGATTTGCGCCAGCATGTCGGCGTTGATCTTGCCATGCGAGCGCGGCTGAACCCAGATTTTCCCTCGTTCCGGCGATATGGCTAGGCTCTTTATCGCGTCGAGCATCTTACCTTTGACTTTCAAATTTACGTGTTTTGAGCCTTTCCTCTTCGCGTAAGCTTTGGAATAAGGCTTGAATTTCCGGCTCTTGTAATCCTCGCCCCGGGCAGTCTTCTCGAGGATCCTCTCCCCCACGCCATCGCAGAATCCCTGCATCGGTTTCTTCGAGCCAAGAAAAGAGTCGATCGCCTTGAACGGCGCAAGCGCCTCGTTTATGCCTCTGATCTCAACGCTCATCCTTCTTTCCCCAAAAGTTTTTTAAGATAGTCGATGACGTCATCGAGCGGCATTTTGTATATCTCCTGCGGGAGCTTCCCAAACCTGGCGTTGTACTCATCCATGAGCTCCTTTAACAGAAGCTCGTTCGGGTAAATATCAACGATTGCTCGAAGTGAGATTTCTTTTTCCGCCTCATCTCGGATCCTCTTCGTAATGTTTGGGAGCTCTGGCAAAAAGCTTACCGGAACGAGAATGCAATGGCAGTTTGACTTACAATATCGACCGCCGCTTCCCGGCATTCCCCATTCCGATTTCCTCCATTCCTTAAGCGTCATGGGCTCACTCTCGCTCGCTTCCTTGCATTTTGGGCATGGGTTCGTGCTCAAGATCACGTTGCTCAGCCTCTCTTCCGCCATCAGAGCTCTCCACTATAAACAGCTTGGTGAAGCCGGTTTATCAGGCCCGCGACCTCAAGCTTTATCGCCTTATTCAAGGCCTCACGCTCGATCGACCAGGTTGATTCAGGATCGTGCCGCATCTTCCGCAGCGCCGCGAGCTCATTACCCATGAGCCGGTTCTCCGCGATGAAAAGCTTCATCCTATCAGCCCATTGCTCGATCATGAGCATCGCTTTGACCCTGAAAAACTCAAGATGTTCGTTCTTCGATCCTGCCATGTATCTCTTCCCCCAGTTTTATGGCCTCGAATATCTCCCCGGTGATATCGTTAAGAAGCGTATCGATGTATTCCTTGATGTAGCGATTCCGGTCCTTCCCAAAAAGCTTTATCTCATCGAAAAATAGAAATCTCATGCCGGCCTTCTCGGCGGCCTTGCGCTCGAGCTCCTCGACAGCGCGCTTGTTTTTGAGAAGCAAATCGGCAATGTCTTTCATTTCAGAACCGTCAAATCTTTAAGCAGCCCCAGGCAAAACTCCTTCCGGGCTGCCGGCGATTTTATAAAGTCACTCCACCACTGTTTCCTTTTCCAGGATGGCCAGAGCCTTCTCATCATCGCTTCGTCAATCTTCATGTGGAGCCGGACGAGCTTTTTGAGGCGATACTTGAGGACGAGTCTGCTCATGAAGTTCATTCTTCTTCCTCTCCCTCGGTCTCTTCCGGTTTTCTTTCCCATCCCTGGCGCATAATGAAGTTAAGTGCCTCATCGAGCGTCGGGTGTTCTTCACGCAGTTCCTTTAGCTTCTCGAGATTTTTGATGATGATTTTCTCGCCCTCCTTCTCATCGACGTCCGGATTGTATTTCTTGTAAAGTTGTCCGAGCGATATCAGTCCCATCTTCAGGCGTTTTGTGTCGAGCCGAAGCTCCTCTTCCGGATCCTCGGGAAATTCGATCTCCCCGAAATCGACGGAGAACTCTGCGCTTTTAATTTGCGTTTCTGGGAAATGGGCGTTGTTCACGATCTTGGTCTTGTCGAAAATATCCTGCTCGTACTCCCTGTAGAGCGGGATCTGCTCCTGGCGTATCTCAAGGAGGGCCCGATTTCGGATCTTGAGGGCTCGGCCTGACATCTCTGAGATTGAGAGCGACCATTGATCGGCGGAGATACCGTAGTTATTGATGATGGAATTTATCTGGAAAACGAGCGCGTCCTTGAGCTGATTCATATTGATCTGCATATCGAGAAGGCCGACCTGCGCGCCTTCTCCCTTTGCCTGAAATACGGTCAATGGATCAAGAATCTGCTTTGAAGGGACGGTGATTTCGTCTCCCACGATATAGGGCTGCTTGAACGAAGCGACCTTGAAATAGTAGTCGAAGAGCGTCATTTTGATCCCGATCATAAGAGCCGCGTTGTAAAGATCACGACCGGTATCCTGGTCCCAGAATGAATCATCCGGCTCTTCGCGGTGGAAAATCACGAAGGGAAGAATAGAGCGACCCTCCTCGTCCCGATAAGGGTAGAA